CCTAGAATATGTGGCTGTGATCGCTTAATCACAATTATCCACCCGAACGCGTGAGGAACCACTTGGAAAGAAAAGAAAATAGGAACTTACTAATAGAAGAGGAGAAGAATTTGGTGTCCTAAACATTGGTTGATGGAGGCCTAAACCCTAAATTCACCCTAGGAGGGGCCGGTTGGAAGTTTGGGTTAGCAAACCCAACAGGGGCAGGTGGGGCACCATAACTGGACCCTTTCTTGAATGCACTCAAAGAAGCTTGCATAGATTGTAGGTGATGTGTTTCACTGATGCCCGCTAGGACTTCCCGTTGTAGAATTGGGCGATCCAGCAGGCCATACTGGACTGTTTCTGTGCTCCCGGCCAGCCGTCGAGCATCAACAGGGGTGAAACCTGCACCTACCAGCGACTCCACCCGTTGGGCAGTGCCGTTGACCGCAAGGTCGCGTGAGATGTCCTGACCTCGCCGCATGAGTGCCTCTTGCTTGTTGACCCAGTCTCTTTGAATCTGGTTTGCTTGTGCCATCAAGTCAATTTGGCGGTGTTGTGCCACAATGGATGATACAGTACCAGCCATGTCCACGAGGGACCCGGCTGCAAGAGCTGCTCCTGTGAACCAAGACATTATTCAAGGAATCTGACGGCCCGTCCAGCGTTCCCATTGGGCCCTTGAAGACTAGTGCTTTGGGGGAAAAGTCCAACAAACCTAAAACTTGTCTCGTAATCCAGGAGCTGGTGAGTACCAACAGCTGCATTGGTAACACAATAACCATTTGGCATGATAGCAATTTGAAATGTGTTGCCCGCAGTTTCCACATTGAAGACTGCCATCTGATTAGCTGGTATATTAACAACATTGTTCTGGAACATCTCAGCAGTGCTCTCAAGCTGTGAACAGTAGACTTCTGCTGCTCCAGGAAAAGATGTGAAGTGCTGTTCCTGCCAAAGCATAATGTTGTTAGTACCAGTGCCACCAAACTGAAAGTTAGTTCCAACCATATTGGTACACTTGCCATGGATTGGTCGAGAGGGGTCACCATTGATCCAGGTTGGGGTGATGTAAACGTTGCGGTTTATTGTGGCATCAGGCTTGGTAGTTGTCCAAGGGAGCCAAACCCACATGCCAGCCGCATCAAAATTACTAGACAGGTTGACAAAATCATGTGAGGCAGCTGTTAACACACAGTTGTTGGCACTTGTCTCATTCACATCCCCATTGTTTTGGAACATCACGACGGGACCAGAGGCCCCAGGACACTGGTTAAGGTTGGCCTGGTCAGTTGGTACAGTGGTTCTCCCGGAAGTTTTGCTGGAGAGGGCAACGTCAGTCCAGTGGTTGACTATGTTTGGAAAGATGATGCCTTTACCTTCAGCACTGAGCAGGCCGCGTGTGCTAATGCCTGGTGTGGTGTTCTGATACCAGGAAATGGCACCAGCAATGGGCTCAATTGGGAGTGTCGACCAACCGAGCGTGGTGGAATTAGCGGCAAAGTGGTGGTTAACTTGTTCCGCAACGGCCACCACCACGAGACCCACCACCCGGCCACCAAGCCTGTTGCCTCGAGATCGCCCGAGGCGACGAGGGAGTAAGTTGGCAGGTGATATGCCATTGTCCATTTCTTGCTCTGGGGCCTTGAGAAGGCAAAAGTCAAAATCAGGTCCAGGTCTAGTCTCAAATGTCAACCAACACGTGGAGATGGATCCAGTTTGAAACGGGTTGATGAGAGGTTGAGCAACCCAGAGCCCAACGGTTGCAGTTTGCTCATCACCATCCACGCGGTGATAGTCCACTGCACGGATGTCGGGGAGGTTGATGAGGATGGGGTCCACGGTGCGGGCATCAATGAAAGCATGTGGAAAAACTCCAGGGTTTTGGACATTGGCTGGATTGACACCTGGAGGTAGCACTGCAACAACTGCTCGGCCTGCGTACAGCCCGGAACCAGACAGGGTGACCCGTATTTGGAAACTGCCGCCCCAACCAGCAAACATGGCACTCAGATGTGCAGTGTAAGGGTTAATGCGTGGACCAAGATGGATGGCGCCAAGAAAGGTGTTGGACGCTTGGCGTGTTGTCCAAGGTAGCGTGGTCACACTAGCAAAGCACTCCCTCACACACATGGGGACGTTGTTGCTAACGGCCCCTGTCGCTGCAGCCATCTCCACCCTTTGTGCAGCTCCGTTGGGTGTCTCAATCTGCGTGGGAAGGAGAAGTGCCGCGTTTGGACCAATTGTGTCTTGTGGTGACGCAAGAGGCACATTTTCATTGGAGTTGGCCTTGGGGCCCTCTGGGCGGGGTACACCCTCCATTTCAAACACTAATTTGGTGGTCTCTTCACTGGGGCTGCCTTGTACCAGGCCTGTACCGCCTATGAACCAAGATTCGTAGGTAGCGAGAGCCTGGTCATAGTTGACGTTGGTTAGCACCAGCCCCTCAGCCTTGGCTGTGTGTCGGGCCAACTCAGCAACTTCCTCAAAGACTGTATGACCATGCTGCGATGCGTACGCAAGGGCATTTTCTAGCTGGATGCTACGCGCGTCGCGATCGTATGCTGGTGGTGAATTGATGTCAACCGTCCTATTGGCCTTGATCCACAAGAATTGTCTCTTTATGGATGTGATATCTAGTAGGCCACGCACACCACGTGGTGTGCAGGTCAACGTTCTCTTAAGGAAGACGGGGGTGTGGGTTGGGGCTATTGTCTCACTTTTATCTGCAGCAGTTGGCTTGAGACCAAAAGAGGTTAAATTGGCTAAAACTGTTTGGAAAATGGAAGCTGTTGCAGGGCACACTGAGTACAAACAGTCATCCCCGTAGGTGTGAACAGTCTCAACCTGAAACACGTTACCCGTGTATGGTGCTCCATGTTGTTCATATGCCTTCAGCACTGCAGCTGCAAAGTAGGTCATGTGGTTGAGCGAGTTGATGACACTGGTAAACGGCATGCCTGATGGAAGGCCAGATTTTGTGATGAACACAATGTCATTTAAATGGCCTCTAGCGGGGGAGGATAGCAACTCAACAGCTGATGTTGTGATGGGGGTGGCTTCAGACAATCTCTCCAAAATCCCAAGTGAGGCGGCTGTAACAGCGGGGTGTTGTGTTGAATCCCACTTGCTGTAATCAAGGCAGTAAAGTACCCCACCTTTGAGTGACTCATTCAGCACCTCTACTTGGTAACTGTCCATGTTTATACCTACACCAACTGGAGTCATTGGGGCGACCGCCTGAAGACGGGTGGCTACACCCTTAAAGGCTGCAGTGGCCACCAATGTAGCACCTGCATCACACCCCCACAGGAGGCGCCTTTTCCCCTGTGCATTCTTTTCAATTGGTCTCAGTTCATCTTTTAAAGCCAATTTGTAGGCATTCTGGGGTGCAACACCCCTGTTGGCTGCATCCCAAGCCTTGGCAAGGTGTTCCGCCAACACACCTGTGTAACACTGTTTGTCCTCATCCCAGTAATCACCCTTTTGGCCGGCCACGAACGGGCCACACGATGTTGACTTTTCCAGGAGTGAACATGCCTCATTGAATGACAAGTTTGGTGATCGGTGAGTGCCGATTATTGTCTCCAGATAAGTTCGAGTGTGAGTGGCTGCACGTTGTAACAAGGCGGGGGGTACACCGGGAGTGGGCTCTGAATAAGGTTTCAAGCCATTGACCAACATCTCTACTTGGGAGAATTTATACCGTTCATCGCCGGAACCAAATGGCGCTGGGGCGTGTGTCTCTCCCTCCACAGGGTTGGGCCATGCGGGTGAGCGGTGGTAACGAGTCCCTGTAGGCATGCCTCCACAGTCAGGGCCCCGGACGACTGCCAAGCCCTTCCAGGCAAAGGCATTTTCCACCTTGGATGTCTTAGTCACACGTTGGGCAAGCTTGGTTTCCCCATTTGTTGATGTGGCTGCATGTAAACCAACCAACCGACGGCATGAGTCAAAATAGGGTGTGCCACAATCTCCACGCTTTGTTGGATATCCATTTAGGATGCGCAGGTGATACCCCTGGACTGTGATGTTGGGTGTTTCGTACGTCCCCTCTGCAAGCGTGGTCACAGGATGCAGGCGCGCCGAGTAATAGACAGGAGCACCATCACCGATCTGGTAATGGGGTAAATGTCCAAGATTGGTGTTCACCCAGGTGGTCTCACCCTCAGTCTTTCTAATCGTGAATTCCTGCCCCTCCACTTGGTCAGATGCGGAGGCGACGTGTGTGACTGTCACAACCACCCCATTACCCATATGACATCCATATCCAATGTGATCACCCCCAGACGTGAATGTGACAATAGGTGTGGGCGCCTCTTCATCATAACCTTGGTTCCGGGGCGCGCGAGGGGCGCGCATTGGTTGGGTTCGGACAATGGTGTCTTGAATCCCTCCCCTACCAATGATGGTGGCGTGTTGGTAGGCACCTGCACCCATGCGCATCGCTCGTAGCTCAAGCCAAGCACGATAACGTTGCACATCCTCAGAGTCCATTCCGAGCGCGTAACGCTCGCGAAGTTCCACGAACTCCCCGACTGTCATGTCTTGTCGCCAGTCCCGCACCAGGTCACGCCACTCATCATATTCATCATCTGACAAGCTGACGCCTCCCCTCCTGGCGTGCTTGGCGCCACGGCCATGTTTGGTTTTTCCCTTAGCCTCTTCCTCCCGACCGGATCGGGTGGCGAGGTATGAAACATTGTGCATCATGAGTAGAAAGGGGCCAAAGTGCACCAAGCTTTCAGTTATGGTCTCTGCTAACAGTCGGAGTGTCTCGGCCCATGTCATATTACGTGTTATGTTTGAATGCACGGTCTTTGGGGGGTCTCCAACAAATGGAACACGGGCTGGGGATACAAAGCAGGCGTATGACCCAAATGTGTAAAAGATAACGTCACCGTCCGGGGCCCGGAAAACGGTGCACTCAGGGTTGTGTGGGAAGGTAACATCGGCCATGTGCTTTGACAGAAATTCCAAAATTGAGCTGGAACTATTCCAACCTTGGTAAGCCCTCCACATGCCCTTAACTGAGCACAGTCCAAGATGATGCCTGAGGCCTCGGATGAAGTCGAACGCAGAAGATACTGGAACCACCCTGTTGATGTAGGGAAGCATCTGCGTGTTTGGTTCACGTGTTTGCAGGTGGACCAGTGGGTCCCAAACTCTGTACATGATTTCACGCTGGGTCGAGGCGGGGATGTGACTGGTGGTCTCAAACATTGACAGCATGGAATTGGCGAGTGATGCGTCCCATGGGTTAATGGCCGTAATTTTCACCACTCGTCCGCTGTACGTGGGGGGTGGGTTGTTGCACGACACGTATACACGAGACGTGCAGGTTTCACCAATGTCCTGGGAAGACGGTTCCTGGAATACCTGCGCAAGCGCTCGATTGGCGGCCATGTACGCTTTCAAACCAGACGTGGCGGGGGCCACCAGATCTCGCGGGCATGTTATCCACAGGTTCCGGTGTTCATTGCCCTGTTCCTTGAACTTGGTTTCCATCAGGCGTGACAGTCCATCCACACTGGTAAGCACAGGCTTTACCCGGACACCGTCTAAGGTGTCCCCCTCTGGGTTGTACCCTAAGAATGGCCTAATAGATAGGCGAAGGTGTGTGAAATCATTTTTGTACAAGTCGGGAGGGGGTTTCTTGCCTGGGTTTTTCTTCTTCCAATCTTCAATGGTTGGGGATGACACATCTATTGTTGTGACCCGGCGGTAGAAAGCTCCTGCTCGTGGGTTGTCAGGAAGTACAGAGGTCGGGTAATTGCTGGTGCATATAATGTAATCAGATGTAAACACCTTGCCTTTGTTTTCCACCCGGTCACAATTAAGAGGGTAAGGGGCGGTGTTGACTATGCCGATCATGGTCTCCACAAATTTGCCCTGTGTGTCAACGTCAAACTCGTCCCAAATTGCAACCTCATTCCCGGTATAAGAGTCATGGTGGTCTAACGTGACGGAAAAATTTGACACCTTACCAAAACCTGCAGCAAGGTGCTGTGCAAGCCTTGTTTTGCCTATGCCAGGAGGTCCAGTGAGGATAATTGCAACTGGAGCCTTCCGAGGTGTGTCCAGGAGGATGGTGCTCCTGATGCTGTTTGCGGTGGACTCAAGTTCACTCACATATGACCTAGTCAAACCAGCAAGTGGTGATGTACCAAACTCCTGTATCAGCTCTGTGCCCTCCTCAATAAGCTGTGTGAAACAATCCAACAGGCRTTTGAGTTCATCAGTGCCCGTCACATCTCGGGATGCCGCGAGCTCAAGTAGGGCTGCCGTGCGGGCCATGTACTTCTTCAATCTTGCTTTACCATCAGCTTCTGCTATGATGTCTCGCACCCACACGACAGCACGGGCTGCTGCAGCAATGGTGGTGACGCCTCCACACACTTTGAGGAGTCGGTGCCAATAGCTCGTGGTATTGGAGCATCCTGACAATTTCATCAAGATGAGCACTGCGCCAGCAACAATGGCGGCCCAGCCGCAAGGTGTTGGTCCCTGCGACTGAAACGTGCTCTTGACTAGGTCTATCACATTGACTATAAAGTCCTTGATGGTTTCAAACACCAGCGTAATGGCTGACACTGCCGAAACCGCGGTGTCACGCATGTCTTGGAACAGATTGGAGTACACTTCAACCAGAGCAGTGACTGTTGCCAACCACCCTCTGTAGGTATTCTTGTGTTGCTGGAGAATCATTGTAAGGACTGTTGGTCGGAGTTTGGCGATAAGGGACAAGTTGATGTAGTTTACATTGGTGGAAAACTGTGACCTCATCCCTTCACAGAAGTGGACCAAAACCTGTCTAACAATCTCTGCAGGCTCTGTGAACTTCTTCCGCCAAGATGTACACTTGACTAAAGGTATGAAAAACTCCTTGCCTTTCTTAACCACCTGACGCCACATGGCATAAAAGTACGACTTCTGTTGACGGCTCACGTCCAAGTCAGCATGTGGCAGCTCCTTAAACAGCTCCGCACGCTCTCGCTCGAAAGCTCTGCGTGCTTGCATTTCTTGAAGTGTGGCATGCACAGGGACATATTTTGTGATTTTATTAATTAGGGCGGTGAGCGAATCGGTGGAGTAATGACGACGCAACACATGGCCTGGGTTACGTGCCGCATCCACAAGCTCACCCTGTAACTTTGCCAAATCGTGAATGGACAACGGGAATTGTTCGTGGGGGTCAACACCAAACAGCTCACGGAACGTTGTGTCAGGATTGATATCAACAGGTGGCTTTGAGAGGAAAGAGTCCAGTAAGCCCTCCTCTGTGAATGTGGGGGCGGTAGCCAAACTACGGTGCAAATGCTTACACCACAGTCCGGCCACCACACCCCTAACATGATCGTTAAGATCATTGATGGTTTCAAACATTTGCTCACGACCACCCACCCTGAGGTGGGCCGATCGGAGCACTTGAAGCTCAACCCTTGGGTTGAACTCTATTGGGTAGAATGGCTTGGAAGCCATCCAACCAATCAC